GGGATGTTCAAGGCATATGATGCCTGTGCTCATTACACAAATCATCCCGATTGCCCCTACAAGAACAAATGAACGACGAAGACATTGCACAGTTTCTTTCAGCATTCTCTGACTTCATGAATCACGCCGAAGAACAAATTGATTCCTATCAAAAGTGGGAAGAAGCAAAGAACTATACTGAATTGTTCTATGAGCAGAAAGCAGCAGAACTAGAGATTACTGTTGATTATTATATGCAGGAGTTTATTTGATGGATCAGAAGACCAAATTGATACTGGCACAAATGCAAGTTGAGAACATTCGCAATCTTCTGAACGACGGTCCATATGCTGGTTTCTTCACATCACATTTACTGCCTGTGAAGTATGAGATTGAGCGTCAACTCTGCAACTTGACAGGATACAACAAGTACACTAAAATGAAGGGGTAATTTACACACAACAATGAAATTTCTTTATCTGGTTGATTATTGGGTTCCGTTTCCTTCTTCTGAATATGGTGGCGTGATTAGTGTCATTGCAGAGAATGATAATGAATGCCATGATGTTCTTCTAAACTGGCGTGATGAGTATGAGAATGCCCATGACTCCCGCATTATGGAACGTGTGGTGAATGCTCATAAGTTCGAACTTGCCCATGAAGAAGATTCCCGTATTGTTGATTCTTTTACGACATGACACAGACCTATCGCATTGAAGAACTGTTCTCTCATGGATGGAGTTTAATTGAAGAGGACGCCAAGAAACTGACCCGTGAGCAGTGTGATTTACTGTTGAACAATTACCTGTCTTTAGGTCATAATCCAAAGTATCTTCGCGCTGTTCCTGATAATGATTGAATTCCCGCACAAAGCACCAAAAGGTTATTCTTATGAATTTGAACAGTTTAAAAGAAATACTGTCGCCATCTGGATTCGCAACTCTGCTACTTTTGATTATAACCTTGGTAAGTCTGTTCGGTCAATCTGGGGATTCTACGACACCAAAAAAAGAGTATATTCCGCCCCCATCAACTCAAGTACAGTTGGGAACGTTGTTAGTCTAGAAGACACAACTCCATACTCTGCTATGATACCAAAGCAAACTCCACTTGAATCTGCATTTGTATGAGTTATCAACCACAGGTTAATGATTATGTCGTTTGGACCAAAGGTGTAGAAGGTTGGGTGTATTTCACTGATAAGTCTTACATTACAATCGAACAGTCTGTACGTCCAAAAGATGAGATCAATTATCTGTGTTGTCCAATTCATGCAAATGAAAGAGTGCTTGTAATCTGTTATCCAGAACAGTGGAAAGAACTTACTTATATCAAATCAAGAGAGTCTATCTATGAAGAAAAGAAAAACACTGTGGAGATTGTGGGCGAAATCACTTGGGGAGAAAGCAAGTAAAAATGACAGAGAATCAGACCACGTTGCTCATATACGGACTGTTATATTCGGTACTTATCTCATTACTAATCTATTCATTATCGCAGGGGTCATAAGACATTGGAACGACGGACCAACAATCAATCTGTATTATTATGAAGTACCAAGTCATTTACCTGAAACCCAAAAAGAAAACATACTCAAAACAAACCGCAGTTTTCTATACGATTGAAGATGCTACATTATGGGAGAAACATGTAAAGACTCAAGGATGTAAAGAGACTGAAATAGTACCTGTATTCTAAATATCATTCCGTCAACATAATCTGTTTGCTAATCGTCAACGTCTTCATACAAATCTGCATTTAGCACAAACAGCAGCACAAGAAAAAAAGGGTATGAAAGGTTAAAAAATCAATAAAAAGGTTTAATTTAATTAAAAAAGGTATTAAAAAACATATATTGCTGTTTTATTTGATTCTCAATAAGTGTAATATTAATGAGAATCAATTGAGTATTATTGTTGAGAATAGAGTCTTATAAGTCTTCTAAACCCCTCTGGGTCTTGTGTTTAATACCTTCTAAACCCCTCCAGTTCTTGTGAGCTAAATGCTTATAAATGCCCAGATCTTAAGCAAGTTTAGCGAGCGTACCATAAGACGCGCAGTTTGTCAAGTCCCCCGCCGCGAAAATGCTACGAGACCCACACAGTCTTATACGAGATCTCGACGAGCATTATAAGCATATCTTAACATTTCTCGACGAGAGTGCATATATACTAGCATGATCTCGACGAGACGGTGCATCATAAGGCTTGCAATCTCGTCGAGAATTATGCTATAATACACAAGCATTCATACAATCTCGACGAGTTATGTACGACGACTACGATCTCGACTACACTTACGCATCAGATTACTCATACGATCTCGACGAGTATACACAAGATCTCGACGAGGATTATGCACGAGATGGGCAAGACTACGAATCGCTTGCATATCGTCATTATGCATGATATAATCTAGTACACACACTACGAGAATCATGTCTGTAACACAAAAGCGTATTGTACAGGTTACACTAGATCTCATGTGTTATGATGACCTAGATCTAGATAATATCGATTGGCGTGAGGTATTACAACTCGAACCTGGGGAAGATGTCCATTGTAGGGTAAAAGAATTCGATCCGTTCGAGTAATGTGCCAGTTCGAATATTGGTCCTTATTCTCAATTAATAGTACTTATTGATTCTCAATAAGACCTTCGTTATTGAGAATGCAACCAATTGTGAAACTGGCACAAGACCCCTTGATATCTGCCACGTGCTGGTTTACATTGCATTCGTTGACACAAATTCCCACCATGACTGAAGTTAAAGTTCGTGTCGAAACTTATGACGGTTGTGTAACTTTTTGGTATGAGAAGTCCAGAGTCAAGAATCCTACCGAAGTTGTGTGCAATCGTGTCACAAACCAGTTGATGGGTTTGAATATTAAAGAGGTGAGTGTGACAGTTGCATAAGTGGCACAAAGGGGGTTGCGTTCGTGCTGCCTCCCTGATACATTACATTCGTCCCTGAGAGACACACCATGTTTGATGAACTCTGGTCTGAGATTCAAGATGCTCCTGGTGAGATCTTCGACATTCCTGAACTGAATGATGAAGAGTTTAACCTGAATGAGTACCTCGCCGCCAACTACGATTACTGATGATTACTGCAATTCTTGGTGGTGTGATTCTCTCCACCTTCGGCATTATGTTCTACCTGGATGATCGTGCTGGTGGTGGACTTTATGATCCCGACCCTACTGCTTCTGACCGTTATCGGAGGAACAAATGACTGAAGTTCTCAAAGAGTATCATTTCGATGATGAACAAATTGAGTTCCTGATGCGTATTGTGCGGGACAATGCACAATACGAAGATGATGAAGTTCGTGAGTGGATGGAAGAACTTGCGAACCAAATTGAAGACCAAATTGTAAATCACCCCACCAACGACTGATGACTAACACTTTCGATCGTGAAGCACTGGTTGAAGCATACATTGACCGTTTGCTTGACAACATGAGCACCAAAGATTTGCTGCAGATTGTTGGTGATCAGATGGAAGAAAATCTCACCAGTTATACTGATGAGGAACTGATTTCTGAGGTTGAGTCTTACTATCCCGATCTGCTGGAGGACAGTTGAACAAGTGGCACAAGGGGGGTTGCGATACCCCCCAATCCGTGCAATACTAACAGTATGAAAAACACACACATCGAACACCCCGAAGATTCTATCCTCACGGGTGATCTTTCTGTCCTGGATTGGTTTACTGCCAAGGGCAATCTGTCGGTTAAGATTGACGGTGCCCCTGCAATTGTGTGGGGAACTGATCCTGCTAATCGTGAATTCTTTGTAGGAACCAAGGCAGTCTTTAACAAGAAAAAAATTCGTATCGCTCACAATCATGATGAGATTGATCAATTCTATCAAGGTGAAGTTGCCAACATTCTTCATTCGTGCTTTGATTATCTGCCCCGTACTGACTCTATCATTCAGGGTGATTTTATCGGGTTTGGTGGATCTGATGAATACACTCCGAACACGCTTACTTACAAGTTCCCTGAGATTGTTTCTCAACACATCATCATCGCTCCCCACACTGTTTATGAGGCAAATGATGATCTTCGTGACAGTTGGGCAGAACCTCTGATGGTTAATCTGCAGAGTGATGATGATGTTCTGTTCGTGCAACCTGAAGCATACATTCTGCACGGTCAAATGTCCTTCGCTGATGTTGAAGAGGTCTGCAACTTTGCCCGTCAAATGTCTACTGCCTGTGAGTTTGTTTCTGATAAAGAAGCGGCAAAGATCAAACAGCAAATCAACGCCTGCATTCGTGCTGGTGAAGAAGTGAATCCTGATGACTTTGAATGTGATGCTAACCTGCTGCGTCTGTGGGCATTGGTGAAGTCGATCAAAGATGACTGCCTGTTCCTCTGCCGCAATGATGGTCCTGCTGCTTATCTCTACGGCAACAGAATCGATGCAGAAGGTTATGTCATGACCAATGAGTTTGGTATGTTCAAACTCGTGAATCGTGAGGTCTTCAGTAACGCTAACTTCAACAGCGGACGCTTTCAGTGTGCCAGTTGAGAGACTGGCACAACCCCCCTTGTGGATCGCCTGAATCGGTGCAATACTAAGGCATACCAAACGAAACGACCCATGACCCGCTACGACGTGATCTGCCCCTCCGCTCCCTGGGAGAACACCACCACCGATGAGGACCGTGCCTGGGATCTGTGCTACTCCCTGTCGGAGGAGTACGGGTACGCTGAGGTCCGCCACAATGGCATCGTGATCGGAGACTACGGCAACCCTGCCACCTTCCTGGGGTGGCGGTGACGCCCCCCTTTTTATGCTTCCCTTTTTAATTCAAGGCTGCTCCCGTGACGACCTTTTTCGTCCTCAGGGCTACCCCGCCCCTCCTTCGCTTGTGACCTTAGTATAGATCCTCAGCACCCCCTGACCAGCCACCCTGTGCCACCTTTTGAACTGGCACACACCCCGTAGACCTGGCACCCTGACCCCTTATACTGATCTCAGTTCAAACGAACCCCATGGCACTGACCCGCTACGAAGTCCGCTACCAGGTCCCCTACAATGCCTGTGAGTGGCGGTCGCAATGGTTCCCCACCCTGGAGGAAGCGGAGCGCATGGTAGACTTCTATCGCTCCTGCGGTTCCCCTGCTCACCTGGCACCCTGATGCGATCCCTGACCCGCTCCCGCTCCGCTGACTTTCACCGTGCTACCATGCTCCGCCTGACCGTTGGTGCTCTGCTGCTGTGGTTGCTCTGGGAACCGATCCGTCCCGTCCGCACTGTGACAGCTCAGGCACTGTACACTGCAGGCGACCTGATCGCCCGCTGACCCGCTACAATACTCTCAGTTCAAAGGAACCCCATGACCGAACTGCTTGC